ACAAGTCATTCTATCTGATCAGCAAGTAGCCGAGATGCGCCAGCAGCAGCAAGAGGCAGCGGCTGCACAACAAGAAGCGCAGCAAGAAATGCAAAACTCCGAGCAAGCGCGTAATGTAGCACCGCTTATGCAAGCCTTACAAGCGAGTCAAGGCCAGGCTGAATGATGGAGATAGAAGATTTACAACGTATATATCGCGCCACATTTACAACGGAGGATGGCGAAAAAGTTTTAGACGACCTTAAAAAAAGGCTTGGTCTATACAAGAGTACGCATGTTCCGGGCGATCCCCATGAAAGTGCGTTCTATGAGGGGCAGCGCAATGCAATCCTCTTAATTTTAAGAATGTTAGAAGAAAGAAAGGATCTTAACAGTGAATGAAACAGCAGAGGTAATTGAGGAATCTCAATCTCAAGAAACAGTAGCACAAGAAACTCCGGTCGCGTTTACCGATACATTAGGCGACGAGTTTAAAGGCAACCCTATATTTGCAAATTTCCAGGACGTGAATGGCCTGGCGAAATCCTATATGCACGCACAGCGCATGATAGGAGCGGATAAAATAGCAATACCTGGCAAGCATGCCACCGATGATGAGCGGCTAGAAGTCTATAGAAAGCTCGGATCACCGGCGGATGTATCGGGATATGAAATAAGTTTTCCGGATTTATTCACGGATGAAGAACAAAGCGCATTTAAAGAAACAGCGCTGGCCAATGGTTTGAGCACTAACCAGGCAAGCAAGGTTGTTGATTTTCTAAAGGATACCTTTACACAAGCGCAATCACAAAACGAATATTCTGCACAGCAAATTGTTAACGAAAATCGTGCAGAACTCGAACAAGAGTGGGGCAACGCAATGCCGCAAAAGCTCGAGAGAGCAAGATCGGCAGTTGTTAGTCTGTTAGGCAGTGATGAGATTATGGAGAGCATCGAGCTATCCGACGGAACACTGCTAGGCGATAACCCACAGATTATAAGAATGTTTGCCACTATAGCTGACCAGATAAGCGAAGATGCCCTGGGCGGCCCCACAAGTGAGCAGATTAGTACACCGGCAGAACTCGAGAAAGAAAAACGCGAGTTAATGGTTACCGGTTCACCTTATTGGAGTAGTCAACATCCAGAGCATGAAACCTACGTACAGCGTGTTTTGGCACTTAACGAGCAGCTATATCCAGAACTTGATGAGGGGTAATCTTCGGATCCTTCCAGGTTAAACTATCTATTTGGGCCTTATTTATAAGACAACCCAGCTTCAATTTTAACTTAAATTAACGGAGGTACTTATTATGAGTACACAAATCACTACGGCTTTCGTTAATCAGTTTTCTCAAAACATACAGTTATTATCGCAGCAAATGGGTTCATTACTGCGTGACACTGTACGACAAGAAACTGTTAACGGCGAGAAAGCCTTTTTCGAACAGATCGGTTCGGCAGTGGCGCAGAAGAGAGCGTCGAGGCATGCCAGCACTCCGATCATGGATACACCGCATGCGAGAAGAATGGTCACAATGTCTGACTATGAATACGCTGATCTAGTTGATGATCAGGACAAAATTCGTATGCTCATATCGCCGGAGTCCACATACGGCAAGGCAGCAGCGGCAGCTATCGGCAGAGCAATGGATGATGAAATCATCGGTGCTTTAGGCGGTACAGCTAAAACTGGTGTGTCCGGTGGAACTAGCACAGCGTTGCCAAGTGGTCAGAAAATCGTGCATGGCAGTGCCGGTTTGACAATCGCTAAGCTAATTAGTGCTAAAAAGATAATGGATCAAAACAGTGTTGATCCCTCAATCGAGAGATATATCGTTGTATCTCCCGAGCAGATCGAGGATCTACTCAACACAACTTCAGTAACGTCAGCGGATTTTAACTCGGTAAACACTTTGCCTATCTAAGTGGAAACACTTAGACGAAACTCCCTTAAATTCGGTGAAGCCTTTAAAATGGTAATACCGAGCCAAGCCTAGAAATAGGAAGGTGTAGAGACTTGACAGGGGATACCCAAACATTCAGTTGTGGGTAAAGATAAAGTCCAGACCACAAACGCGAAAGCGGCGGCGAAAGCCGTAGATGGTACGAAAGGCGCTAGTAAACGGAACTGTTGATTCATTCATGGGATTTAAATTTATTACATCCAATCGTTTAAAAGACGATGGTACATCACGACTATGCTATGCGTATGCGCGTGAAGGTGTAGTAATGGCATTGGGAAAGGATGTGACTGCAAAGATAGATCCTCGTCCAGATAAATCCTATTCAACACAAATCTATTACTGCTCAACTTTTGGTGCATCCAGGATGCAAGAAGAGATGGTAATAGAAATAGCTTGTAACGAATAAGGGGGACTAGATCATGGCTAATAAAAATTCAACATTAGTAACTAACTTTGAAGCTGATCCCCAGGTTATGAATCCAGCACGACAGCATCACGGAATCAAGAGAGTTATACAGGGTACTGTAGCTCTTGCTGCCGGTGATCTTAGTGCTACTGATACTGTTATGCTTGCTCCAATTCCAACAAACGCAAGTGTTATCAGCATCAAACTATTCAATGACGACCTGGATAGTGGTTCTACCAATACTTGCGACGTGGGATTATATTCTGCGGATGGAAACGTAACGGCGGTCGATGATGACGCTTATGCAAGCGCTATCACTGATTTACGTGCAGCGGTTACAACCGGAACAGAAGTAGCTTTCGAGGCGAGAAATATCAATACGATGGGTCAGAGAGTCTGGGAAGATGCCGGGCAATCAAGCGATCCAGGCGGATACTACAATATCGGTCTGTTGTTTGATGCTGCTGGTGACACTGCCGGCGATCTCTCCTTTATGATTGAGTATGTCGTAACCTAAAATCAACCAGGGGTGATCTATGTCGAGTGTAGTAGAAATAGCTAATAATGCGCTAAACGCGATTGGGGCGACCAATATAACAGCGCTGGATGAGAACTCCAAAGCAGCGCGTGTTATTAGTCAAGTCTATGCAAACGTCCGGAATGAAACATTCCGCGCTCACCCCTGGAACTGTTTAATTAAGAGGGCCGATCTAGCAAAAGATACGACCGGCCCTACTTATGGCTATAGTAATTCCTATACATTACCAACGGATCCATTTTGCTTGCGTGTTCTTGAGTTTAGTAATGGTACGTCAACATATCCTTTTGATAATCTAACAAACAATACCGGCGGCAGCGTCTTTGTGATAGAGGGCCGAAAGCTGCTAACGGACGAAGATACTGCAAAGATTAAGTTTGTATCACGATCTGAGGATCCAAACGAATATGATGCTGGATTGATAGGCACATTATCAGCACGACTTGCTTATTCTATAGCCTATGCGCTAACCGGATCGACAACAGTAGTGCAGCTGCAAAAAGTTTTATACGACGAGCGATTGCGTGAGGCTAGATTTATCGATGCAACAGAGGGAGCGCCACAGCGTATTGAGGCAAGTGATCTTATTGAATCGAGGTTATAATGGCACGATCAGCGCCAGCTATACAATCCTTTACGGCTGGAGAACTATCTCCCAGGCTAGAGGGCAGAATAAATATAGAAAAATATAGAGAGGGATTATCGGATCTAACAAACATGGTATCTATGCCGCATGGCGGTGTTGCACGTCGTCCAGGTACAGAGTTTCTAGGAGAAGTTAAAACAAGCAGCGTTAAGACGCGCTTAATTCCTTTTCAGTTCAAGACAACGGATACGTATATTCTTGAGTTTGGTGAGCAGATCATGCGTGTTTACCGCAACGGATTGCAAGTATTATCGGCCACAACAAAAACTATAAGCGCTATTACACAAGCTAGTCCTGGTGTTATTACATCGAACTCGCATGGATACAGCAACGGCGATGAGGTATTTATAGACTCAATCGTTGGTATGACAGAGTTAAACACACGTAATTATAAAGTCGCTAATTCTACAACGAATACATTTACGCTAACCGATCTATTCGGTAACGCGATCAATACAACAAGTTTTACAGCGTATGCCAGCGCCGGTAACATCAACGAGATATTCGAGGTGGCAACACCTTATCCCGAAGCGGATCTACCGACATTACGTTTTGCACAAAGCGCGGATACAATGTATATCGTGCATCCTAGTTATGCGATACGCACATTAACCAGGTCAGCACATACAACCTGGACGTTTGCGACACCCTCGATAAGCGGTTCGCCTAGTCCTAATTTAAATAACTCTAGTGATAACTATCCTAGTGTCGTCAGTTTTTTCGAGCAGCGGCTTGTTTTTGCCAATACAAATAATAACCCACAAACAATATGGTTTTCTAAAACAGCGGATTATACTAATTTTACAGCCGGAAGTAATGCCGATGATGCGCTGATCTACACGATTGCTAGCAACCAGGTAAACGCAATACGATTTCTAACAGCTACGCGCGTTCTTACTGTGGGTACGTCGGGCGGTGAATATGTGGTTAGTACAACCAATGACGGCCCTATAACACCTAC